ATGGCAGTGGAATTAGATAAGAAGACAGGAAAATATATGTTTGCCGGAAAAATATATAAAGATGGTAAATGTATAAAGAGATATCGTAAGCGTGGTTTTGATTCTAAATGGGAAGCACAAAAAGCTGAGGTTGAATTCAGAAAAGATTTCTTTATGCTTCCATCAGATATGAATTTTGATAGACTATATAAAGCTTTTAAAGAATATAATAAAAAGTACGTAAAAGAATCAACACTAAAATCAGATGAATATTTGTACAATGTTATTTCTAAGGAAATGAAAGATATTGATTTTCTAGATAAAAGACAAATGCAAAACTTGATCAACAAATTTGATGAGAAATATTCAAAGGCATATGTATCAAGAATATATTTCTTTTTAAATAAGCTATACAAATTTGGTGTTACTTCTGAATACATCCAATCAAATCCAATGACATATGTGAAACGAGATCTTAGATTGAATGAAAGAAAAGAAGAAATGACAATATGGCAGCAGTATGATTTTGATTTATTCATTGAAGAAGTGGATGAACAAATGATGAAATGCTTTTATTCTGTTTTATTCTATATGGGATTACGAAAAGGTGAAGCAATGGCCCTACAATGGAAGGATATTGATTTTAGGAAGCAAACTATAGACATAAATAAAACATATAGATACAAAGAGAAAGATCCTAATAAATGGCTTACACCACCAAAAACAAACAATAGCTATAGAACTATCACAATGCCTAATACATTGTCTAAAATGCTTCGAGAATGGTTTTTAGAATGTTCTAAATGGGATGATTTCACAAAAGATAAATTTGTATTTGGATACTATAAACCAATATCACCTCAGACAGTACAAAGAAGATTTGATGAAGCTTATAACAAGGCAAAAGAAAAAGATGATGGATTGCCTAAAATAAGAATTCATGATTTTAGACATTCACACGCATCATTTCTAATTAATAACATGGCAGGAGCTGGATTCTCAGATTTTGACATAGCCAAGCGCTTAGGAGATACGGTTGAAACATTGCACAATACATATGCACACTGGTTTGATACGAAAGATAAGAGCATTGTAGATATGATGAATAAGTTATTGTAAAATTGACATCTATTATTAATCTGTGTTAAGCTACAGCTGCAAGGAAAAACATTAGTTTTGAGGGGGCAGTCTTGAAAACGACACTGCTTCCTTTTTTTATGCGTACAAAGAAAAACAGATAGTGTATACTGCTCAATATCACTATCTGTTTTTCATTCTTTGCTCATTCGTTTTTTTCTCTGCTAATCTTTTCTTGAGGAAATAGAAAAAAGCCTAAAATATTTATCATGTACACATGAATAATAACATCACATTTTAAAAAGAGTAATGAAAAATGCAAAATATTAATAAATATTTACAAAACAAAATCAGTTATTAATAATATAACCAAAAGTACATTAAAAATTCTACCCCCCCCCCGAAAAAATTCGATACTGGCAATGTGATATATAACCACTTGCACATTTTAGTATTATGTTTGTACAATTTAATACAAAACAGGCATTGACATATAAAATTTAAGACTTATTATTTATTATAATAAGGAAAACGTTTTTCTTTTTATTCATAGAAAATGAATGGAAAGGGATGATCTTATGGAAAGGGATTTATGGATAAAGAAATTAATTATCCTAGCAGAAAAACTTAACGTCGATGATCTGCAAATTCTGTATAATCATGCACAAAGACTGCTGCTATCATCAAAAAATGAATAACACTAATACCTATAGGTATTTACGCGCAAATTTAAAAGAAGAATACTAAATTGAAGAAAGATTTGAATGCTATGAAGGCTAAACTAAGCAAGAAGAAATTTGGCCTGATGAAGTAGTTGGCAAAGAAGAAATATAAGCTAGGGAATTTACCCTAGCTTATTCTTTTAATATCCATTTTGTGTTACACCGTATTCTGCTTGTTCTTGTGTAAATCCATCAAACATCAATTGTTCAATTAATCTTTGTCTAGAAAAAGACATAACACTTAAATAATCCATTGCTTTTAACGCAGCTTCTTCATTCCAATTTGCATTAGTATGATCTGCACCATATTCTGCTTCTTCTTGAGTGTACCCGTCATGAAGCAATTGGTCAATTAGTCCTTGCCTTGAAAATGAGAAATTATCTAAATAATCTAAAGCACTATTCAATGCGTTTTTCTGCCCTACTGTTGGGGTTGGAGCAGGTGTAGTTGTTGACGAATCTGAAGTTGAATTGGTTGTATTACTAGTGACTTCTTCTTTTTCATCTGTAATTGATACATTCTCAACTATATCCAAAATGTCTTTGTAGTAATTATATTCTAATCCGTCATACTGAGTATAAGATAAAACTCCGTATCCGTTATGCTTGTTGTTTGAAATAAAATATAAATTTACATTTGCGTATATAGATTGATTATCAAGAATAACGTGTCCACTATTACTTATTAGTTTATAATACTGATAATTTCCTTGTTCATTTTTAAATGATTTTTCTTCTATTTCATAATCTTTTGGAAGATACTTAAAGGCATCTTTCTCAAAAAACGAATCAGTATATTCATCTATGCTAGAATCATTTAATTCTTCATTAACCCAAGTTAAAGTCATTACTGTAAAATCTGAATTGTCAGCTATGAACTCAACAGGATTAATATCATCTTTATCAGTGATTTTAAAATAGTTAGGTACATGGAATTGAACATTATCTAATTCATATTTAGTTGTTGATGATAAATTAAAACCATTTCTATCTTCTAGTTCAACTTCTTCTGTTTGGTTATCTGCTTTAACTCTCTCTTTATAGCTTGTGCATCCAGTACATATGGACAGTGCAAGCATAGCAATCCCAATAGTTTTGAATAATTTCATTTTTTAACCCTCGTTTGTTTACACCAAGTAAACGCTTTCCATTTTATATGTTAATCATACAATAAATCTAACCAAAAAAGAACAACCTATTTGTTGTTCTTTTCTTTTTCTCTTCTTGCTATTTCTCTTTCAACAATTGAATTTAAATAATCGGCAACTTGTTGTCTGACTTCTTCAGGCGCTTCAAAATATCCTCGAACGAGTGGTCGCTCTTTTTCAGTTAAGCCATAATCTTCCATGATTTGATCTATCTTTGACTCAGGAATGGAAATAAAAATATCTTCTCCAACACCTTGAGTTAACCATGCATAGTCAACGTTATATACACTACAAATTAATTTTATAGTTTGTTCTGATGGGTTATTTATTCCTTTTTCTATGGCTCTAACGGAAACTTTTGAAATTCCGATTTTTTCACCAAATTTTTCAAGTGTTAAATTTAATTTCTTTCTAACAACATTTATCCGTTGCCCAATCGTTTCTTCCATGAGGTCACCAGCTTTCTATAGCTAAATGTATTATAACAAAAGAAAATGTAGAAGTTAACTAAAATAACAAATTATTGTTTATAAAGTTATTTAAACTAACTATAATATTAATGTAATTAACTTGAAAGGAGGGATGTGATGTCAGCTGATGAAAATGTCAAAGAAGCCTTGGAAAAGCTTGAGAAGATGGGTTATGACATCGAAGAGTATGACCAAGGGTATATCGCGTGTATTTTAGATCGAAGCAAAATTCAAGATTCAAAAGGAAAGGAGAACGAAGAAAAATGAAAGCATATGTGACTGTTAGAGATGTGATGCTTGTTTTACCTGTAAAAGATACACAAGCTAGAAAGATTTTACATAATCTACGCAAACAAAAAAATAAAAAGGGTGAAATGTTTGAAGGATCATATCGAGACACTATGCTTGGAAAGATTCTTGCAGTTCCTACTCCGTTGTTTGTTGAATATTTTCCTGAGACTAGAAGTGCGCTTAATGACATTTGGAAGGAACAAATAAAAAGCACTCTTGGCCAAGAGTGCTAGGGTAGTGAGCCCTTGTAAATTAATCACATTGTTATTATACCACAGAAAATTAAAGGAGTAATGAAAATGGCAAAAAAAGAAGAAAAAGAAACTTGGGAGATTCCAAATTTCGATAAGTATGACATCTATAAGTTAGATGACAAGCTTGTCATTAATGAGAAACCTAAGCCAAGAAATTATGTAGTTGGATGTACAATCGTTAATATCGCTTTACTTGCATTGAATGTATGTGTGTTCTTGTCTACTAAGATCTTGGTTACAACAATCGTCCAGGTAGTTAAGTAATATGACTAGGGATGAGTTACAAACAAAAATTAACGGGTTCTTAAATGAAGAAAAGGCGGATGAAAAAAGTAAGAATACAATCCGCAAATACAAACATGTTGCTACTTTGTTTGTTAACTCATTGCCTGATGGTGAAATACAGAAGTCCGATATAGTTGGTGTTAAAGATAAACTGCTGCATGATTACAAAATCAGTACGGTAAACAACTATATTGTAATCATTAATAAATTTATTAAATATGCAGAAATCATTGATACAGATGATGATTTTAATTTTCTTAAGCTAAAGAAATATTATTCAAAGAATTTATTGAAGAACGTAAGAGTCCAGAAAGATGATTCTTTGGATGATATTCTAGAGCCTAATGAATTTCAAAGACTATTGAAAAAAGCCCGTGAAATTAATCGTATGGACTTATACGAGATCATGAAGGTTTTTGGCTACACTGGCATTCGTTTGAGTGAATTACAGTTCTTTACTGTAGAAGCCGTAACGGATGACAATGTATATGTTATGAACAAAGGAAAAGGCCGAGGAATCATTTTACGTTCAGACTTACGTAGAGAGCTCCTTAAATACTGTAAGGACAACAAAATTGAAGAAGGGTGTATATTTACATCTTCTGATAAGAAAAACCCTGTAAACGCTCGTGTGTTGTCTAGAGACTTAAAGATGGTTGCTGGTAAATGCAGAGGGATTAAGCTTGGTAAAGTACATCCTCATGCATTCAGACATTTGTTTGCGATTCAGTATTTGATGCAGAATGGTGAAAATGCGATTGCAGAACTTGCGGATATTCTTGGACATTCTAGTTTAGAAACTACAAGAATCTATGTTCGTACAACACGGAAAATGAAAAAGCAAAATCTTGAATCATTGAGTTATGCGAAAAGAAAGTAGGTAAAGATGTTTTTTAGGAAAAAGAAAACTAAGTGTGAGGAACATGAACCACAATGTTACAGAGAACCGATTGATGTAATTGGAAGGGTTTTTATTGATTTAAAAACAGAAGAAATCTACGAGAAATTGAATGAAGAAGATAAAGGAATTCATAGTATTACATATTATGCAGACAATATTCCTTATCTTGTATCCAATTGTTTCGATTTAACAATGGATGAATTAGAAGTGATTTCAAGAATAGGAAGTTGGTACGATTTAATAACGTATCTATGTGATTTAAAAATCTTGGATCAATATGATTTAAGCCTGATACAAGAACCAATAGAAGAAATGGTAAAAAAGTTAAAAGATAAAAAAGCATCACATACTTATGAAAGCAGGTGATGTAATGAATGTAAAGAATGTTGTTTATATTGGATGGATGATAACTATAGCCATTGCGTATGTTCTTCAGTTTATAGAAATTAAATCTGATGGTGCAGAAAATGAAATGAAAAGATTTGTTGCTACAATATTTAAATTTTTCTTTTTTGGATATGCATGTGCGTTTAGCTTATGTTATTTGTTTCTTTCACTTTGATCTAGAAATAAACTGAATGAGTCGGATATATCTGCGAGCATGTTTGTGAATTCTAATTCAGATTTAATATTAGAATTTTTTTGATCTAACAAATACGTATTAACTTCATCCATTTTGTTATGAAGTTCATTGTTAGGAATTAACATTCTAGATTTAAGATAAGCAGCTCGATACTCTTTTAAAAGCGAAGCATTGTCGGATTTACTATATCTTGCAGCTTTATCTAAATATTCAGAAAAAATATCTAACAATTGATTGTAATGCATCTGAGTTATTGGTGCAAATGATTGAATTTTGGCTAAAGTTTCATCACTTTTTTCAGTGATCTTTCTTAACTTAATTGATTCGTATGTAGCGAAAGATATTGAACAAATTGAAACTATATGCGGCCATGATTTGAAAATAAAATATAAGATTTCGTTATTAAATTTCATAAATATACCTCTTTTCGAGGTAATTATACAAGACGGGAGAAATAAATGAAAGAAGCTACTAATGTTAATACAGGTGATGTTATCCAGGTTCAAAATGCATCATATGAGGTTCTACAGGTAGTTCCTGATGCAGCTTATATGTTTGAAGAATATGGAATAACAGCTGCTCTTGTACAAAGAAAAAATGTTTCTTGTATGGGTGCAGCATATCGCTTTTATCAGGTGGATGGAAGGCTTTATGAGCTTGTGATTCTACCTAAAAGTAATACAAGGAATAGAAAGAAAATAGAGACGATGTCTTTATTTTGAGGATAAGAAATGAAACACAGTTTTGAAATTGCAATTGCCGACAAATACGGCATTGAAGTTGCTGTTGTATTTGATATGTTTTGTTTTTGGATCAACAAAAATGAAGCAAATGAGAACAACTATCATGATGGAAAATATTGGACGTTTAATTCTGCAAAAGGATTTAAAAAATTATTTCCATACTGGAGTGAAAAAAAGATACAAAGAATACTTCAAAAAATGGTTGAGGAAGATTTGATCGTCAAAGGAAATTACAATGAAAATCCTTGGAATCAAACAAGCTGGTATGCATTTGGAAATATGGGTGAAAAGCTAAAAAATGCTTTATCTATCGATTGGTCAAATCTGTCCAATGCATTTACCGAATCTGTCCAATGTACAAAAGACAAATCTGTCCAATGTACAAAAGACAAATCTGTCCAATGTAAGACAGTTAATAAACCATTTATATACACAGCTAATAAAAGAAATATAAAAGAAAGTTCCGACGACACTGATTTATCAGCATCAGAAACAATCCCTTATGTTGAAATTATTGACTACTTGAATTCTAAATGTTCAAAGCGTTACAAACACTGTAATCGCATTGCTAGAGAGAAGATTCATGCTAGATGGAATGAGGGATTCAGATTAGAAGACTTTAAGCTTGTGATTGATGTTAAAGCTCATGATTGGTTAAACGATACGAAAATGAACAAATATTTAAGGCCTGATACATTGTTTGGATCTAAGTTTGAAATTTATCTAAACAGTGTAGCACCTAAACAAAAAACAAATAATTTTGTGATCACGAAAGGAATGAAGATGTAATGCAGCCAGTTAGTGAAATAATCCAAAAACAAAATGATGCGAATAATGAGAAATATCTTAAAAGTAAACATTGCCAAAGTAATTGTGATAAATGCATGGCAGCTGGTGCATGTGGTATTTGGGAAAAGCCAGCATATTACGACGGGAAATACTTGGTAGCTGCAACAAAGGTATTTTGTTCAAAAAGAAATGACTGTGAAAAACTATCAAGCTATCGCAGTGAGTGGATTGAGAAGAACAAGAAGAACAGTGGGTTAAAAGATTTGTTGGGCAAAAAAATCAATGATTTCGTTGCATCTGATCCGTGGCAAGAAGCAATCAAAAAAATGGCAGTGAATTACATTGCCGATTGTAAAAACAATTTTGCAGAACATATGCCTTGCAATTGGTTGATGTTTTTAGGACAGAGTGGATGTGGGAAAACACATCTATGTTCAGGAATCAGTAATTGGTTGTTAGAACAAAATAAACGCGTTCTGTACGTCAGATACATTGAATTGAGTAATTCTATTAGCAACTTTGATTATTCGCTCCTAGAACGTGCTAAACACGCTCAAATCTTGTATCTAGATGATTTGTTTAAATCTAGTGCCAATCGATTAGACGATAAAGCAATCTTTGATTTGATTGATTATCGCTATAACAACAACATGCAGACGATCATATCTTGCGAAAGAACAAGCCAGGAAATGATTGAAATCAATGAAGCAGTTGTTGGAAGAATCGTTGAGAAGTGCAATGGGTTTTTCTTTGAAATTGAGAAAGAGCCTGGAAAGAATTATAGGTTGAACTGATGACACGAAAAATATACGGAATTTATAAAGATGACCTTCCAGTGTGCATTGGCACTGAGAATGAATGCGCATCTTTTCTAGAAACAACACTTAATTGTTTTAGATCGATGTGCTGCAAACAAAAATGTGGAAAAATTAAACATTCAAGGAATGGATTTATAATCGTAAAAATATGTGAGGAATTGGAACTGGAGGAAATAGAATGATTGAATCAAAAGTTATTGAAAAATTTATGCAAGAACATGGTTTAGATCCTTATGATGTATTTGATGTGGATGGTGAGTTTAAGCAATGCAACCCACTGTATTTTAATGAAGATTTAGAGTTACAATCAATGGAATTTGATTCTAGAAATCTTGAATTTTTTGGTGGAAAAGCTTGTTTATATAGATTATTAACCGGTAAAGATCATGTAAAACATAGAATAACAAAAGATAAAAAATTTGAAATTGTTGCCGAAGAGAAAAATATGAAATTAATATGGGAAAAAAATAGATTTGACGGGCAAAAAATAACACGACTTGTATTGACTGATGCCTACAATGAAAACAGAGCAATCGCAACAATTGAAGAACACCAACTTAACGAGAGTGAGCCAAAATTGTTTTATGTATATTTCACATTGTATTTTGGAGAAACAATAAGCATTGTTCATCCGTTTAAAAGTTTTGAAGTAGCAAAGAGAGCAACTTTGCAATTCATTAAAGAAGAAGCGGTAGAAAGAATGAAAGAATTAACGTATATCATGAATTTTATAGAAAAAAAAGGAGAAACAAATGACAAGTAAAGATATTGATTTAATAAAAGAAATGCTTCAAATGCAAGCTAAACTAGATGAAGCAATTATGAAAGAATATGGTTTAACTGAAATTGATAAAGAGAATTTAAAAATGGCTATTCTTGATGAAGTAGGAGAATTAACCCATAAATTAAAAGGTGAGTGGTGTTGGTGGAAGAAAACACAAGCTCCGGTTGATAGAAAAAAAGTACTAGGAGAGCTAGTGAATATTTGGCATTTTGTGTTGAGTTGGCAGAATCATTTCAAAGACGGAGAAGAAGGAATGATAAATGCTCGTGCGGTCGTAAGAAATTCAAAAAGAATCTTAAACTTGATAAAAACTAAAGAGTATAGATTATCAGAAGAGCTATCTGATTTAGTAGCATGGCCACTTTGTAAGTTGGAAAGATTAATCGCAATCACAGAATACTTAGGCTTCACGATTGAGCGGGTTTATGAAGCTTTTTGTGACAAGAACAAAGTGAATTATCAAAGACTAGAAAGTGGGTATTAAGATGTACAATCCAACCTATTTAAAAGCAATCCTTATTTACGTAAAGGATAAAGAAACAGGATATATACACACTGTAGGAACTGACCAACACGACAGATTGTATTTAGATGATGACGGAAACATCCAATATATGAATTTACAGAATTGTGGAACTACTGAAGGTGATTATGAATTTGTGTTAGATGAGCAAGGACATAATCAAAACAATCTTACCTATACTAAGGAAGAACAAGAGAAATATGGATTAAGTAATATGGATGATTATTTTAATTCGTTAGATTTAGAAACATACATGGAATTAGAAACTAAAAAGAGAATCCAAGAATTAACAGAAATCAATATGCGATTAGTTACAGAAAAGCAAAGGAGAAATAAAGATGTGGATTAGAAGTCAAAATAAAAAAATATTATCAAAAGTCAATGAAGTATTAATATGCACTATGGATGATAATAAGTACTTTATAGAATGGTTTTGGAATAGAGGAAGTGATACATTAGGAATTTATTCAAGTGAAGAAAAAGCTTTAAAAGTTTTAGACCAAATCCAATATAATATGGAACCGTTTGAACACGAACCGACAATGGTATTCCAAATGCCTGCGGATGAGGATGTAGAAGTATGACAGAAAAAGATTTAGATGAATTTGAAAAAGAATTCGGATTTAAATTGTTGCCTACAGGATTCAAAAAACCTTTATCAGAAATCACAAAAGAGGAATACAGAGAACGTATTGAATACTTATACAACGCAATTATGAATGATGATTCAAATGAGGAGGATTTTCAAATGATTGAAGAACGAATAGATGAATTAATTAAAGTATATCAAGGACTCATTTATACGAATTGTCGTATAGTCGAAAATCACAAGGAAACATTAATCATAGAATTAGATGAAGGCCTTTATGATCACATTCAACCGAGGGCTAATAAAATCAAGGAATTAAGAAAAGAAAACGAGTATTTCAGAACATTTATTGAATTACTAAATTATGTAAAGACAGGAGAAAGAAAATGAATAATAAAGAATTGAAAAAAAACTTAGAAAAGGAAAGAAAAAAGCAAAGAGAAGATGCCATAAAAATAAATACTTTTATCAGATTAGATAAAAGCAGTGCTTCTGAAATCGATAAACAAATTGAGCAAAATTATTTATCTTTGCAAAAGAATATTAAATTTGTCTGTACCAATAAAGACCTGATGAACAGTATGCTAGATGAATTAGACTACATTGTTTACGCATCGAAACTATATGGTGGAAAGCATGTTATGGAAGAATTGGATAATCGTTACAAAAATAAATTAATGAGTTAAAAGGAGAATGAAAATGATTAGATTACAAGACGGATACGGAATTGTATCTGATGGAAAGAGCTACACTCTAGTTCAAGACGAAATTCAAAAAAGCAAAAATAGAGTTGTGACGAAAATCAAGAAACAAATTTCTTCCCACTCAACTTTATCAAGTGCGTTACAAGGTTATTCAAATTGTGTAATGGCAGTTTTAGTAGCCAACGTAGATTTAGATTTGAAAGAAGTTAAACAAGCTATAAACGAGCTTAAAGAGGAGATTAAAGCGTATGAATAAAAAATATGAATACAATGGAAAGATTTATTGTAAAGATGATTTATCAGGAGAAATATACAACTATGGTGGAGATTTAGATGATTTATTTTTTGATTTGTTGAGAAACAAAGATATTGAAGAAACTACTTATTATTCCGCTAAAGACGCTTGTAGTTCTGATGAATGTTATGAAGATTACAAAGAATTAATTAAAGAAAAATATGAAAAGTTAGGAATTAAGGAGATAAAGGCATATGACTGCTAAAGAGATGTTTGAAAAGCTAGGTTATTATGAAAAAGATGTCGGTTATACTAATATTCTTTGCTACGAAACGGACGTTAGCATTCCAGATGTTCCACATTATATAGGCTTGCAATTTGTACTTAACCACGAATATATTTCTATCTACAGTCATGTTGGAGGGAAATATGAATATGGAAAAGAACGTAATTATTCGTATGGAGCATTTAATGGGTTTGATGTTGAGCTATTAAGAGCGGTTGAGCAGCAAATGAGAGAACTCGGATGGTTAGAAGAAGAAACTTGCACTAACAAATTAGAATATGATTCAAGGGATGTATTTAAATGTTCTAATTGTGGATTCATATCAGTACACCAAACAGGAGTTAAAAGCGACGAAGATAATAGAGTAGAATTCTTTTATAGTTACAAACCCAAATACTGTCCAAATTGTGGTGGAAAGATTGTAGATTGAAAAGGAGATTAACTAATGAGTGGTGGAAGTTACAGCTATGTGTATTGCAGAGTTGAAGAAGAATGTGTTAACAGAATGTTCGATTCTCAATTAAATGAAATGATGAAAGATTTGGTTAAGGTGCTACACGATTTAGAGTGGTGGCAGAGCAGTGACACTGGAGAAGATACTTACCGAATGGCAGTTACTGAATTTAAAAAGAAATGGTTTAAACAAACTAAGATTGATGTACAGAAACAAATCGAATCAGAGTTTGAAAGAACAAAGGATGAGTTAATGAAAGAGTTTAAATATTTAAATGATGATGAATAAAATTAAAAAATCAATTATTAAGAACCTGGATCTTATTATTCCTTGTACAGTACTTTATGTTGTATATGCAGTTATTGTATATGCAACATTATATAAATTAAACGCACCATCAGGTAATCCGTTGGAGAGTGGTTTCTAATATGTGGTTTACAATAGGATTGATGTTAGGTGCTATATGCGGATTGATTGTATGTAGTTGTGCAATGGTATCACAGATTACAAGTTTAGAAAATATGATTGCAGCACAAAAAATGGAAATTATGGATTTAAAAAATAAGGTGAATAAAGAATATTTGTATGATGGATTGGAGGAAACAAAATGAAATTCATACCAAGAGAAGAATTAGCTTTTATTGTAGATCACTTAGACGAAGAAGATGTTTTCTATTATACTATGAAACGGATTTTTGACATATATGGAGATGATTGGTTTGTTGAAGGATGTACATGGCTGAAAGTAAGAGAAAATGAAGAAAGAAAAAAAGAATTAGAAAGGTTAGGATATAAAGATGTTAAAAAAATACAGAATTAAATATATCAAAGATAATAATATTTGTGTGATGGAAGTCCAGGAGGAATCGAAAAGCATGGCAATGTATAAGTTTTATATGAAACATCCATCATGCAGCATTGAGGAAATTGAAGAAATTTCATAGGAGAGAAGATGAGTAAAACGGATTATGAAGAATATGTAGATGTTCAAGTGGATGCATTAATTAAAAAGCTTGAAATGTTCAAGATCTATGAAAGAAAGTTTAAATCGTTGGATGGAATCTTAAAGGATTTGGAGGTTCGAAAAAAAGAATTTTCAGATCCAAAATCTCCATCATTTGAACAAAGATTGGATTCAAAGAAAAATAAGGACATTACAAATGATGTTCTTGTAAAGTTTATTTCAAAAGAAAAAACACTTGAAGATGATAAGGATATTATCTTAGGAAAGATGAGAGAAGCTGAAACAATTATCGATCTTATTCCAAATGATGATATTCGTTTATATATGAAACGTCATTATATCAATGGAGAGTCGTTTGAGAAGCTTTCAGGAGAAAAGTTCTGTAGCAGAATGAAAATGTATTATGCAATGAAAAAAGAGCTTAAAAAGCTCGTTATGGGAGATTTGAACAAATGAAAAAAATATTAAGCGCAATTTTAGGAATGACAATGTGTCTAGGTTTGGTAGGATGCCAAGAATCAGATACAGCTAATCATAATTTAAGAGTGGATGCAAATAACTTTAAAATATCGAGAAAGGTTGTTGCATTAAATACCAGGACAAATGAACCGTTGTTTTCTGTTGAAGGAAAAATATCTATTGAAACAGATAGTGATGGCGATTTGAATGTAACAATAAAAACTGGAAAAGATAAATATAAATTGTTCTATGCACATTTATCAAAAGATGTTACATATACAAGTATTCAGACCGATTCGGTAAAAGAAAATCCGTATGGATATAAAATAACATTCTTTCCTGCTAAAGAAACGATTGAACATGGCTTGATTAACGTAGAAGATACAAATAAATAAACACTTTATAGTATGGCTCAAAAATTCATAAAGTTTTTATTTTAGAAAAGTGTTACAAAGTAGTCTATTTACTAGGTTTTTAAAAGGTTTGTAGTTAGTCTGATAATTATATAGTTATCGGACACAGGAAGGAGTTCAGATGATAAACAAAATTAAATGGTTTTTTAAAAGATTATTCTGTAAGCATGAATATACTTGGTGTGTAAAGAATGAGATGTTTCATTGTATCAGTGGTGAGACTCAGTATCTTGTGTGTTTGAAATGCGGAAAAGTGAAAGATACAAGATTTGTTGAATTTGAATAAATGTGTGCTTTATAGGATTGTCAAAGAAAAGAGGAATAAAATGAATAAATTATACAAATTATTAATGGTTGGAATGATTAGTATTTCCTTATTTGGATGTGCATCTGTGGATCGTTGGTGCACTGATGTAAAATCAGATTTGAATGGTGGATTGAATAGGATAATCAATGTGTATACAGCAGATGGAAAAGTTTTAGCAAGCTATGAGGGAAGAATTGATATTGAAATAAATGATGGTGGATATGTAAAATTTGATTATGATGGAAAAAGATATATTTATTATAATTGTTATGTAGAAACGATTGCAGATAAATAGGAGTGATATTGTGGAAGATTTCATAAAAGAAGTTTTACTGGCATTTGTTGCAGCTGGTGGATGTGGATATTTAAATTATTACGTTTTAACATGCACAAATGTGATTGAAGAACAAGACGGAGCAGATAAAGAAAGATTGTATTTGATGATCTTATCGTTATTTAATATTCTTGCTTGTTTCTTCTTTAGTGATTATTTGAAATGGAATATTTATAAAAGTGTTTTGATTACATTTTTATTAACATTAATAAGTTCGTTTACTGTACATGTTTATGTTATTAAGTTTTTTAGAACATTAGTTAATTTGATTAGAAAAGGTAAAGGATTGTCTGAAATGACTTTTGGAACTATTCAAGAAGATGTTTTTGAAAGTGATAACATGACAATTGGATATTTCTATACTAGAGAAGGAAGTTTTATTGCGTGTGGATATATTGAAATGCATTCAGAAAGAACTGGTGAATTTACAATAGTGCCAAGAAAAAGTGTTTCTGAGAAGAGTTTTCTAGAAGCATGCGCGTTGCCAGGAGCAAAAGTTTTTATTAATGATGAAATGAAAATAGTCACCATCGAACAACGATAGTGACTATGGAGGTTATTTTCCGCCTTCTGATGGTATTTCTTTCTTGACTGTGCCTTTGGTTCTAGATTGAACACCATCATTACTTTTTTCGTTTTCTGTCATTTTGTTATCCTCCACGATAATTATACAGAAATAAATTTATTAGAAAAGTTTTAGGAGTAAAGAAAATGAAATACAAATTACCAAAGTTTTTAAAAGAAGTGAAAAAGTTTTTTATGATTCGTAATACAGATAGTTTATTTGTACAATATAAAAATCGTATTGTATGTATTTATATGGCGCATGAAAAGTTTACTAGGTGTCATTATGAGAATGATATATTTGTAGTTGAGCATTATGTTTGTTGTAAACCGCAATTCAGAAGTTTATATAGAAAGTTTTTAGATAATGAAATTGAGACATGCAACTATGAAGATATCAAGAATGGATGTAATAAGTTTTATCTAAGATCAGGAGAAGATTACAAAAAGTTTTTAATAATATTGAATGATATGTAAAAAAGTTTTTTAGGAGTGATGAAATGGATGAAAATAAGTTTTCATATAAAGAAGTTTTTGTGAAATACGATAATGTGCAGATTGGTGTTATTTGTTCTAAGATGGTTGAAAAAGTTTTTGAATATAATGCGCATGATGATGAAGATGTGTCTGTAAATTATGTTTATTATGTGAAGAAAGAAAAGTTTTCTCAGTTACTGGAAAAGTTTTTTGATGGTACGATTCTATGCAAGCATGAAAAAGGATCTCAAAAGTTTTTTCCAACGTCTCAAGTACAATTAGAAAAAGTTTTTTTGATCTTGGATAAATAAGTTTTTCAAAAGAAAGTTTTTCGGATATAATGAATGCATGAATGATTATATAAGTTTTCTATGCACATTATTAAATATAAAGATTCCAAAAGTTTACTTTAAAGCAAATGATAAGGTTTATGATCTTAAACATAAACCAGTCAATAAAGAACTTTTTCAAGTAAAAGATACAAGCATATGCACATCATACCCAAAAGAAAATGTAATTTGTGTAAACCTGAATACATCCATAGATAGTAGTTTAGTTTATATATATCTTGCACATGAAATAAGACATTTATACCAATATGCATGTGCATATAAGAAGAATCAAAAAGTATTTTCTATGGATGAAAGAAGTGTTTCTATATGGAAAAAGGAACTTGAAAGTTATAAGGATTCAAGCACTAAACATTATGAGAATCAGGAAATAGAAAAAGATGCAAACTTGTTTGCGAACTTCATTGCAATAGTAATATTTAAAAGAGTTTTGGATATAAAAGAAGTTGATAAAAAAGAAATGGAACTAAAAACAAAAATGTTTATGGTCTTCTTTTCTTCTGATCCAATTAAAAAAAAGCTGATTCAAAAAGAAATGAAAAGACATTAAAAAAAGGACTTTTTTACAAGTCCTTTTCAATTTGTTCGAGTTCTCTTTTTGCATGGTTGAAGCGCTTTTTTTCACGTTTGCTTTTTTCTTTTTGATTCCATTTTTCTAGATGTATTTTTGCATATCTAAAAAGCCTAATATATAGATAATCTTTTGTATATGAATCAAAATTATAAATAGATCCATTCATAAAATGCAAATCGACATAATTTGCGTACCTTCCAATCGCGATATAACTGATATATCCATTACTAAATAAACCAGGTTCACGGCTCATATATTGCAATATATTACATAAATATTTAATGTCGTTAACAGTTTTTTTCATTTTCTTTACCTCCTAAAATGGAAATTCAAAATCATCAATCATGTTATTAATTTGTGCTGCTTTCTTTTTCTTTTTTGGTGCTGGTATTTCAACACTCATTTTTTCAACTTTACCATTATTATACACATAGCTTTCTATAAGCTTGTTTCTATTAAAAACATCTATAGTTTTAAAGCTAGTGTTATAAGTTGCTAGCAAGCTTTTTGAGCCTGGTTTACAGATCTTAAAAAGATCCTTGTTTAAAATATCAACATAGCATTTATAAATTTTGAAGAAATAACAGATATCTTTTATTTCTTGGATATCAGGCGCAAAAAGTTCTTTTTTCGCTTCTGTATTGAAATATATTTGAATATCATAGTTGAAAAGCTTGTCAAGATCATGAGCAACGAACAACCTCAAGTCATTTGTTTGAGCTGCTGCATACATGCATTTATTATGATCGAACTTAAAACCATGATCTTTTAAAACTTTTTCAGTTGAAGCGCTTGGAGTTCCTAACGCTTCAATGTATATGTGTGGTTGTTTTCTTTCATTTGTGATGTAGTAATTAAAGTGAGTACGCTCACGCTTCCATATTGTCATTTTTTAGCCCTCCTAAAATATCCAAAATGCATAAAGTGTTTACAAGCTGCCAAAGTTCACGCGGCTTTAGCATCCAGGCCACAACGTCAAGCCCGTAAGATAAATTATATAAACCGTTTAAATGTTTGGTTATTGTATAAGGCTTGCGGCTAGATCCATTTAGTTGATCCAGCTTTTTTTCTGCAAACTCAATATATTCTTTATTATTCATTTTTAAAACCTCCATTCATTATCTTCAAAAATAGTTATAACAAGTGTATAAAGTTCTTTGCTTACTTGTTTAGAATCAACTAAAAGTTGATCATAATAAATGTGTATAACTTTTTCACTTTCTATAGATGCAAGATCATATATAAATGATTCTATATGATCCGCTAAACATTCATATAAAAAGTCATATACGACAAAATTACCAGAAATAAGATCATTCATATATGATCTAATTCTTGCATATTTATGCAAGAGTTTAACTTCTAAATGCTCCATTGTATATCCTCCTGCAATTAATAAATAAGTGGTAGCACTATGTTTGATAAGCCTAAAAATAGGCCTATCAACAATGCGTCAAAACATATATAGAAGTAGAATTTTAAAAACGCAAGTATGAGCACCTGAACGGCGCTCATCTTGTCAAGTTTTTTACGTGTTAGCATGTGTAAATAACTCCGTTTGAAGTTTCACAATATCCATCATATCCAAGATCACACGCAAACGCTTTATAGTCAAAATATCTTTGCGCAATTTCCGGAAGGTTGTAGCATTCTTCTACAATTTCATAAGCCACATCTTCCAACGTCATACCTTCATAAAAAGTATAATTATCACTTTCTAAGTATCTTAATGCATCCGTATAGCTGTATACTTCCATTAATGCAGTGAATTCGCTTTCATTATCTTCTAACGCTTCAGCCACTTCATTAATATCGTCAATACTTGGATATTCACCAAATGCATCATACATATCAAACAATGCGCAATCATAATCAGTGATAAACCATTCTTCATACATTGTATTTTCTTTCACTCCAATGCTTTCAAGTTCGCTTGTAAAATCATCCTCATCGATAGGAAAATCAATCCATTTGCCAACTAAATAACCCTCATTGTATTTACCTAAATTTGTAATATAAGCTTTCATTTCACACATGATCTTTACCTCCTTAAAATTCTATAGATCCCATTTGTTTTTTAAGTAAAAAGCTAAACTAGTAAAATTTATAAATAGTGAAACATACATAATAAAATCTTTCATTGTTTGCACCAGTTAAACATGCTAAAATGTAAGTAGGTAAGTTATTCAGGTTTAACCGAATAACTTATCTAAAAGCCACTCAATGGCTTTGCTACCGGATGCGCATGCGATTGAAATTATTAGGTTGAAAAGTAACAATTTTAAATAATCGCGTTCGCGTCTTTTTTGTTCATATTTATGAACCCTTGATAGCTTACGTTTCATGTTTTTTCCTTTCTAGTCACTTAAGACACTTATAATATAAGCTTTTAAACTTATTATGTCAATACAAAAACTAAATAAAAATACTAAATAAATAAGTTTGAAAACTTAATAAATAAGTGATACACTTTATATAAAGGAGATATAAAGAAATGGATACAACAAAAAAAATAAAGGCTTTACTTGCCTACAATGACACGAACGCGGCCCAACTTTCTGAATGGCTTGGAATAACACCGCAAAGTCTTTCAGGTAAATTCAAGCGAAACACTTGGAATGTTTCGGACCTTGAAAAGGTTGCGGAATTTACTAAAACAACTCTAGTTATTCAATTTATTAATAAAGACGGTACTAAAATATAAAGCCGTTTTTTTTATGCTCATTTTTTCAAAAAGCTTTTTGTTTTTCAAACGTGCTTTCTAGTGCCTATTTATAAGGCTTTCTCTAGTGCTTGCGTTTGGTCTTATAAGATATAGTTATCAGACTAATGAAATATACATGTATGGACGTGGTGAGCGTCCTTTTTTTTGTGGGGGTTGCTTCAGTTCCAAGAAGATAATGGACGTGTTGGAGTGTATGGAGTTGGTGCATATAATCCAATGTATTGGAGTGATAAAACGTTTATTGCGTATATAAGAACGTGCGCGCGTGTTCTATTAATGTAGTCATGGCCATGTTATGAAAGAACGCTTTCAACAATGCATGTTGAAACATCTTTCAACATAATAATAAATATATGATAGTCATATGATTGAAGCCGTGAGTGGTGCGGTGTGGTGGTAGCTGCATAAGTTAAAATTTGAACCATGAAAGCGCCCAGGGCTGGGATCAGATCAGCAGATACCCCCCTATCTTTCGGAAGTTTTTTGCGTTTCGGGGAACGGCGTGGGGAGTTTAAAAAAACTCGGTCATGCGCGTACGAGAGGGGGTAAATTCTGAATTTCTTCATTTTGTACAGTGTACAAAGAAAATCCGTGATATTCTGTAGTTGTGAAGATCGGAAAACATCTTCTAGAACAAACAAGGTAGTTCTTGGATTGTTTCATATTGTGCCCGTTTGAAAAAGACCTGTGGAAACACGGGTCTTTTTCATATCACTGCATTCAAAGTGTTTACTGTTCATATTGTCGTCCTTTAAATCTGTTAACTAAAACTTTGAATGTAGCGATATGAAAAAATATTATGGTTCAGAAGCAACAAAAACGGGAGCTAGAAATTATGCTAGAAAATTCTACTCAAGCAAGGCTTGGGAAAGAAAAAGCAAAGCGTATAGAAAGGCGCATCCGCTTTGCGAAAGATGTTTAAAAAAAGGTATCTATACCAGGTCTACTTGTGTACATCACAAAGTGCACATTGACCAGGACAACTATAGAGATATACACATTCTATTTGGCGATTCCAATTTGGAAGCGTTGTGTGATTTATGTCATGCAGAGGAACATTCCAAACGTAAACCATCTTTTGAGTTTGATGAAAATGGAATGTTAATAGGATGTGGAAGGGAGGATGATGAATGCAAAAAGGAGCATGGAAAAAAAGGATAAATTCTCAACTAGAAAATTTAGGCACATATTCCCCTGAATATTCAGTTGCGATTGATTCACTCGCGGATGCTCTAGCTCAATACGATTCAACAATGAAACAATGGAGAGATTCAAGTAAAGCAAATGGTTTCAAAACATTGCAGATGGTTGTTGAATATACGAACAAGGCTGGTGCAACGAATTTATCACGCTCACCATACTACACTATTACCGTACAATTACGCGATCAAATTATGAAGTACTGCAAAGAACTTGGCTTGTCACCTACTTCGCTTTCAAAAACAACAGAAGTATCCGGAAAAAAAGGTGATGAATTTGATGAGTTTATGAGCAGATTTAAATGAAATATCTAGACATTTATAAAGAACGTATCAAATCTGGTGAAGATGTAGTCGGTAAGTGGATAAAACTTAATCTTCAATATGTTGAAAGAGGTTTAGCAAATGGAGATTTCTTCTATGATGAGAAAAAAGCGGAAATGCATATAGCATTTATCGAAACGTTTTGTCACCACGTAGAAGGAAAAACAACAAAAGTGAAGCTTGAGCCTTGGCAAAAATACTATATTGCATGCATATTCGGACTTGTTGATAAGAATGGAAAAAGGCAGTTTCGTGAAATACCAACGGTCATGGGCCGTAAACAAGGGAAATCATTTCTTTGTGCAGGTATTGAACTTGATGTTGGATTTACATCGGATGAAGCAGGTATGCAGATATACAATATAGCGCCAAAGTTAAAACAAGCGCAGATCATTTACAACGTTTTGTATCAAATGATGGAACACTCTAAAGCGTTGAGTCAAAGAGTAAAAAAACGTAGAACAGATATCTACATGAAACAGAACAACTGTAGATGGGAGCCAATTGCCTTTGCATCTAAAAAGTCAGACGGATTCAACCCATATTTGACAATCTTTGATGAGTTTGCAGCCTGGGAAGGTGAAGCGGGTATGAAAATGTACAACGTTATGTTGTCGGCAGGTGGGGCAAGACCTGATCCACTTTATATTCCTGTAAGTACCGCAAACTATATTGATGAAGGATTATATGATGAACTATTTGTTCGTGGAACATCTGTTTTACTTGGTACGTCTGATGAAAAACAAATGTTGCCTTTCTTTTACATGATTGATGATATTCAAAAATGGGATGATCCTATTGAATTAAGAAAAGCAATGCCAAACCTTGGAATATCGGTTTCTTATGAATATTTGCAGAATGAAATTTTAAAAGCACATAGCTCACCTACATATAAGGCGGAGTTCATCACAAAGTATGCGAATATCAAACAGAATTCAACGGAAGCATTGTTTAGTGCAGAAGATATTAACAAAGTTAAAGGTGAAGAACTTAGATTTGAAGATTTTGCACATACATATGCAGTTGGTGGAATTGACTTGTCACAAACAACCGATTTAACAGCCGCATCTGTAGTTATACGAATTCAAGACCAGGACTACATATTTACTCATTTTTGGCTACCTACATTAAAAATCAAGGAGCTAGAGGAAAGAGACAAAATACCATACACAAAATTTATTCAATTGGGATATTTAAGTCCGAGTGGAGAAAACTTTGTACGGTATGAAGATGTTACGCAATGGTTTGAAATGTTGCGTAAGAAATACAAAATTTATTGTGTTGTCGTTGGATATGACCGTTATTCAGCTCAATATCTTGTGGATGATATGAAGAAATATGGATACAAGATGGATGATGTTATTCAGGGTACTAACCTTACACCTGTTATTAATGAATTTACGGGATATGTAAGAGATGGATTTGTTCATACAGGAACGAATGGACTTTTACAAGCGCATATGTCTAGTGTGGCATTAAAGAAAGTTGCAGAAGATAATCGTGTCCGCATGATTAAAACTGATCCAAGAAAACATATTGATGGTTATGCATCTGTTATTGATGCATATACAGTAAGACAAAAATGGTGGGATACATTTAAATACCGCCTTGAAAACAAGAAAAGGAAGGTGAATTAGTGGCTAAAAGCAGAAGAAAAAGATTTGGATTGCTAGGAAGTCTATTAGGACTAAATAAGCCAGCACCTAAACAAAATCAATTACATTCAATGTTTGCAAGCTTAGGTGGATATTCACCAGTGTATTCATCCTATGATGGTGGAATATATGAGATTGGATTATGCAGAGCATGTATCAATCGAATTGCCACATCATGCGGAAAAGCTTCACCTGAACTGACGAACAAAGACTACAAAAGCAAGATATATAACTATTTGGTTAAGAAAAAGCCAAATCCTTATATGACAGCTAGTCAATTTTACAAAAGATTGGCAACTATCTATTTTACAGAAAACAATGCTTTCATTATTCCAATTGAAGATGAATATGGAATGGTAAGGGGATTGTGGCCCGCTGTTCCAAGTCAGTGTCAGTTAAAAGAGATCAATGGTGAAGTTTATATTTATTTTAATTTCATTTATGGCGAAGAAAAATTGATTGAATACAGCAAAGTAGGACATCTAAGACAAATGCAGTATAAAAATGATTACTTTGGTGATACGAATGGTGCGTTTGATACAACGGCTAAATTGATGCTTGCCCAGGAAGAAGGAGCAATAAATGCGATCAAGTCAAGTTCTATTGTTCGATTCTTAGCTAAAATCTCAACGCCGATTGATGATGATGAGGATTATAAAGAACAACAAAACATGATCTTGAGAAATAACCTGAACAAGAATGAGACGGGTGTATTTCTTATTGATAATCGTTTTGATGAAGTAAAACCAATTGAAAGCAAACCGTTATTAGTGGATGCCAAGCAGAAGCAGGCAATTGAAAATAGTGTATATAGCTATTTTGGAATTAGTGAAGCTATTTTGCAGAATAAATATAAACCTGATGAATGGAATGCATTTTATGAATCAATTATCGAACCATTCTTTATTGAAGTTGGAGAAGTGTTGAGTGGAATGTTATATTCCGTAAAGCAGATTATGGATGGTAGTGAAATCATTCTTACAAGCGATCGCTTACAGTATGATTCAACACAAACAAAATTGAATGTTGCGACTCAAATGTTCGATAGAGGAATGATTGATACGAACGGGGCATTAAATATTATGAACAAAGCGCCTTTACCAGATGATGAAGGTAAGAAACGCTTTATTCGAGGTGAATACATCCAGGTAACTAAATCAAATCAAGGAGGAGTTAGTTACAATGGCGAAACCGAACCACAGCAAAATCCAAATGCGCTCGATTCCGTTCCAGATGAACCCGGTGACGGAAAACAAAAGGATTGATACTCAATACTATGTTGAAGGATATGCTACTACATTCAAGCCTTATGTTCTTTATCGAGATTACGAAGGTAATGATGTATATGAGTTGATTGAGCGTTCAAGTTTGGATAACGCTGATATGAGTGATATCATCTTCCAATTTGATCATGGAGGAATGGTATATGCACGTACAAGCAATGGTTCATTGATTGTTGAAGTGGATGAACAGGGATTGTTTGTTGCAGCCGATTTAGGAAGAACAGAAGCTGCAAAACGTTTGTACGACAGTATTCAGGCAGGAATGGTGACTCAGATGTCATGGAGGTACATGGTGGACGAGGAATCATATGATAGAGATAAAAAAACGTGGACAACACGTAAAGTATCAAAAATTTATGATGTTTCGGCAGTGTCAATTCCTGCAAATGATCAAACATCTATTGAAGCAAGAGCAAAGTCTTTAATGGATGAAGAACGGGTTAAAAAAGATAATGAAAAGAAACGAGAAAGACTGAGTTTGTTGTTGCAGATTAAGGAGGCTATTAATTAATGTTTTTTACAGAGCAACAACTAGCAGCATTCAATGCAATGGATCACGAACAGATTCAAAAAAGATTTAAAGAAATTCAAGATGAGGTCAACAAAAACGATCCTAATACAGACCTGGAAAGGTTACAGGCGGAATTTGATATCTTACAAAAGCGTGACAAAGAGTTACAAGGTAAGGTTGCACAACGTCAAGCGTTCTTAGACACCATGGCAAAATCTATTGTAGATGAAGAAGAAACATTTGTTACACAACAGGAACAAGCTCGTAGCAAAGCACATCCAACAATGCCAACAGGAATGTCAGAACGTAAAAAAGGAATGGAAGACGATATGGAATATCGTAGTGCATTCATGGAATTCGTTCAAAAAGGAAAACAGTCAGAAGTATTAAGACAACGTAGTGCAGAAGCAGGTGTAGCAGCTGATCTAGGTATCTTAATTCCTGAAACAATTGTTCAGAAAGTAATGACTGAATTAAGTAAATCACGTGGTTACTTATACAATGCAGTATTGCATACTAATTTCCGTGGTGGTGTTAAATATCCTATTGGTTCATTCAAGGCTACATTCAAACGTATCACAGAAACAACTGTATCTGATCGTCAAAAGGCTGGCTCTGTAACGGAATATGTACAATTTGGATATTTGATTGGTGAAATCCGTTTAGCACGTACATTATTACAGACTGTATTGACTGTAAGTGCATTCGAAACTAAATTGGCAGAAGTTATCGTAGAAGCTTATTTGGAAGCTATGGATCGTGAAATTTTAACGGGTGACTCTTCAAACAATGAGTGTGAAGGTATCTTAACAGAAGCTAATAAAGTATCAGGTAGTCGTATTAAAGCGGATCACATTATTGAATTTACGGAAGCAGAAATGAAAGATTGGAAATCATGGCAAACAAAATTATTCGCAAAGATTCCTTTATCAATGCGTAAATTAAAACCAGAGTTTGTTATGACTCCTGCCACATATGAAGCAAACATTAAAACATTGGCTGATGATAATAATCGTCCTGTTTATGCAGAAACATACAATCCTATTGATGGTGCAGAACGTGCTACATTCAAAGCTAGAACAGTTAATTTCGTTGAAAATGATACATTCAAAGATTTTGATGAAGCAAAAAACGGTGAATATTTCGGTATGTATTGGGTAGGAAAAGAAGCTTACGCGATCAACTCAAATATGCAGTTTGGTGTGAAGAAGTACTGGGATTATGAAAAGAATGAGGAAGTAACTCAGGCATTAGTTATCAATGATGGTAAAGTATTAGATCCTCAATACATCTTCTTGTTAAAAAAAAAAGTAGCTTAAGCAATGGAGATGTTACAAAAGGTGAAAGCCAGGCAGAAACACAGTCATTAAATGATGAAGAACCTGTTGCAACTGATGAAGAACCTATTGTATTAGATGATGAGCCTAAGAAAACCACTCGAAAAAGTAGTGCGAAGAAAGCTTAGGTGATTGATAATGGCATTCAATATTTCTGAAAGCCTTCTAGAACGTGTTAGAACTGCTGCTACAAGAGCTAAATCACGCGCATATGATGATGAAATTAAAACATATATCAATGCGTGCTTATACGATTTGGATAGATTAAATATCTTATTTGATGAGGAAGATTTAGAAGATGAAATTGTAGTAGCGGTAATAACATATGTAAAGTCAAAATTCGGTACAACGGATGCTTCATATAAAGAATCAATGGCTAAAACATATGAGGATTTACGTCAGATTCTTATGACAGATAAATCCCATAAGAAGGTGACATAGTATGGCATATGAATATACTCGTGAGAATAATCTTTATTATGATGTGGCATATCTGATTGAAAAAGAAAGATATGTTGATGAAGATGGTGTGGAACGTGTTAACGAAACGGAGAAGGAAGTATTTTGTCGAGTTGGTGGAATTTATTCAAAAGAATTTAATGAAGCCTACCAGGCAGGCATACAGTTAGCGTATAAGCTTGTTATTCCAAGCATTGATTACAATGATGAGACAACAGTGAAATACAACGACAAAAAGTATGCAGTATATCGTACATTCCCATCCGGAGATTCGATTGAACTATATGTTCAACAGGATGCTGGAGAATGGAAACAGTAAGACAACAGATCGTAGCTAAATTCACTGAACTTTTAGGTGAAGGACAATTTGTATATGGCAGTTTCAAGTCAAAGCCCCATACCCCCTATGGGAATTATGCATTGGATTATACAAATAATTATTTTGCAGACAATGGAACATATTGTAAGATTGGAACTTACATATATAGATTAGTGACTGATCAAAAAGATTTTGAATTAGAAGCTAAAATCGAAGATATGTTTGATGAATTAGAAATACCATACCAAACCATCACAGATGAAGATATAAAAGCTCAAAAAGTACACTGTACAGAATGGACGGTGACATTAGTTGGCCGTCAATGATGTATATTGCGATATATCGCAGCTTGGGCCTGAAATTAGAAAGATGATTCAAGAATATAAAGAGCATTCTTTGGCGCAAATTGACAGGGCAGTAGAAGAAACTACAAAAGATTCTAAAGACATCGTTAAAGCTAAGGCCCGTGTAGACCATAGAAACACACGCAGAAAAGGCAAATATAAAAGATCTATTACATATAAGATAGAACGAGAATTAGCTCATACACGCGGTGTTATTTATGCGAGTGGCCATGAATACTCATTAACTCATTTACTAGAAAACGGACATAATTTATGGAATTCTCCTAAACGTACACGTGCATTCAAGCACTGGAAAGATGGAGAAACAAATGCAATTAAAGAACTGCCAAGTTTAATTGAAAAATATTTGAAAGGATAAAAACTATGGCAGATAAAAACAAAGTACGATTCGGTCTAAAAAATGTTCATGTATGTTCTATTACGGAAGATGCAGGAACAATTACATATGGAACGCCTGCTGCATGGAAAGGTGCTAAATCATTAACACTAGATCCAGAAGGAGATACAAATACATATTATGCAGATAACACTTCGTATTTCGCAACAAACACAAACAATGGATATTCAGGTAGTTTGGAAATGTCTGAAATTCCTGAAGAAATTGAAAAAATGATTTTTAATGTAGTGACAACTGAAGAAGGAAACTTGGCAGAAGATGCAAACGTATTGCCTAATAATGTTGCGTTGATGTTCCAATTTGAAGGTGATGTAAGTGCTACAAAACATATCTTCTATAAGGTTGTATTTGCACGACCAAATGTAGAAGGTGAAACAAAAGAAGAAAGTACAGATCCAAAAACAACATCAATGGATATTACAGCTATTCCTGTTGAGAAAGATGATCATCAATGGGTAAAGTCAAAATGTCGCAAAGGCGATACAAATTACGAAAGTTTCTTTTCAACTGCTCCAACATTACCTAGTCCAAAAGCTAGTGAAATGAGTCAAGAAGAGGGTACACCGGTAGTTGTACAAAGCGATAGTGGCAAGGAAGTGAGCACATTATAAGAGGGGCAACCCCCTCTTTGTGAGGTTATATGGAACAGACATTAAGTATTGATGGTAAAAAATATAATTTATTGTATAAAGGCAAAACGGCCAGTATTTATAGAGATTGTTTCAACAGAGATTTGTTAGTGGATATTCAGGAAGTGCAAATCAAATTTGGTGAAGCTATCGAAAAAAATGTTCGTGAAGGAAATCCTGATCGAGATCCTTATTTCACTTTATTACAAGCAAACGGATCTTTATTTTTTGAAAGGTTAGTTTGGTCATGTATCAAAACGTATGATACATATCATGGAAAAGAAACAAAAACGTTCCAAAATTTTGTGGATGAAATTGAAAATTATGAAACATATGTAATGAGTGGAGTTATTATTCTAGAACAAATTATCAACGCGAATAAAGCAACTGTACAAAGTGAATCAGATGAAGTGACTTCAGATGATAAAAAAAAAGAAGCGTAAGCTACACTGATTTAGTATTAGGCGGATTAAATCTAGGATTAAAAATAGATGAAATAGAGAATATGGGCATCGGAAGACTGTTTGATTTGATTATTGCACGTGGAAATATGCAGTCCAAAGTAAATAATTCAAAAAACAAAATTCGTATTCGTAAAGCAGTCCAAAGCGACTTTGACAGATTTTAGGAGGTACTAAAATTGTCAGGTTATAGTCAAGTAAGAGGTATCTCCGTAAAAATTGATGGAGATACTACAGGCTTTCAAAAAGCGATTAATAAAATAAAGTCTGAAACGGCAGGGTTAGACAAAACTATGTCGAAACTGAAATCTTCTATGAGATTTAACGAAGGGGATTTTCAGTCATTTGCGACATATCAAAATCTATTAAAAGATAAGATTCAAAACACATCTAAGCAATTAGAAGTCTATAACAAGAAACTAATGAATTATCCAAAGACACAGAAGCAGTGGGCAAGTGCTGTTGATGCTGCTTCAAAGTCTATTGATAATTACAATCATACATTTAATTCTTTGAATAAAGAATATGCAGATAACAGCAAACAAATCAACGCATGGAAAGAAGCAATTGCGAACGGTACGCGTTCTACTGAACAAGGCGAAACCGCTATTCAAAGATTAGCTTCAAGAAACGTAACTTTAAAGGAAGCTATGGATGATTGCACTGCTGGTATTGCTGAGCAAAAAAAATCATTGGTTGATTTAGGCAGTACGTATGAAGATTCTCAACGCACGTATCTAGGTTTAAAAGCAGGTGCTTTAGGCCTTAAGAATGAATTGGCTGGTATGTCAAACTCATTCATTTCAACGAATGAAACTTTACTAAGACTGTATGATACGTTAGGAAAAGTAAGTTCAAAATCATTAGAGTTTGCGAATACGGTAAAGCCGTATTCTATGTTATCTTTTGCAGGCATTGCAGCTGCTACAAAAACGGCCATTGAATTTGAAGATGCCTGGACAGGTGTTACAAAAACAGTAGATGGAACACCTCAACAGTTGTCTAAAATTAATGATGGATTAAAGAATTTAGCACAGACAACATCTAGTACTTATCAAGATATTGCTCATTATGCTGAGCTTGCAGGACAAATGGGTATTCCTACAGATTCAATTGTCGGATTTACTAAGACGATTACGCAATTAGGAGATACAACAAATCTAGTTGGGGAAGAAGCAGCACAGAGTATTGCTAAGTTCTCTAACGTAATGGTTTCACAGTCTAAAAAGACAAACACCTATTATTCTCGATTAGGATCTACGATTGTTGATTTAGGTAACAAATTTGCAACGACTGAAGCAGATATCATGGCAATGGCTACTCGTTTAGGTGTTGCGGGTAAAATGGTCGGTATGAATTCAAATCAAGTACTTGGTTTATCGACTGCATTATCTTCACTAGGTATTGAAGCTGCTGCCGGTGGTGGTTCTATTTCTAAAATGTTAAAGACAATTGATTTATCTGTTTCAACAGGAAACGATTTATTATATGAGTTTGCAGAAGTATCAGGTATGACAGCTCAACAATTCCAAAAAGCTTGGGGAGAAGATGCGGCAGGAACATTCTTGAAGTTTGTTCAAGGTATTGGAAAATCAGGTGATGTAACAAAAACTCTTAATGATTTGGGAATTACAGAAATTAGACAAGCACAAGCAATGGGGGCTTTGGCACAAAGTTCGGATGTATTGGCTAGTGCATTAAACGTTTCTAAAAACGCATGGAATGACAATACGGCAATGGCAAATGAAGCAGAAAAACGTTATGCAACATTAAAATCTCAATTATCTCAAACATGGGAAGCAATTAAACAAGCTGGTGATGAATTAGGTCAAGCATTTGCACCTACATTAACAGATTTATTAAAGATAGTAAAAAAGGCAGCTAACGCCTTCTCTGATTTAGATGAAGGAACGCAACAGACAATCGCAAAGATGTTATTGTTGACGGCAGCCGCTTATCCAACTGCAAAAGGTGTAAGTAAAGTAGCTGGTGCAACGCAAAGTGCTGTTGTATTCTTTACTAAAGCACATCCAAAATTACAAAAGGTAGCGGATGGATTTGGAATTGCTGCAAAAGAAGGAGAATTAGCAAGTACTTCTATCGCTTCGTTAGGAAAAGGTTTTGTGTTAACACATCCAGCAATTACTGCTGTTACAGTTGCACTTGGTGCTTTTGCAGGTGCTGTTGTTTGGGCAGATAAAAAGCGCAAGGAAACAATGGAAACCGCAAATAAAGAGCTTGCGTATAAGGATACAGATTATGCAGTTACGTTAAAAGTAATTGATAGTTATGAACAATATGCAAAGTCAATGTCAAAAACTAAAAAAAGCATGGGTGAAATTGTCACTCAATATACGCAAAACAACAAAACTGCAAGTCATTTGATGCAAACAATTGAAGATCTTAACTCAAAAGAATCTTTAAATGCTACACAAAAGACTATGCTTGCAGAAGCGGTTAGGGAGTTAAATCAACTTTATCCTGATTTGGGAGTAGAGATTGATGAAAATACTGGCAAGCTAAATCTTAATGAGGATGCAAATTATAAGAGTATTGATGCGATCAAAGAAAGAATCACTCAGATTCAGGAAGAAGCAAAGCAGGAAGCTTTGGCTAGTATCGCAAAGAAAAATGCTGCTGCTCAATTGAAAGCGGAAATGAAGAATGCAGAGCTTACGGAAAGTATAAATACTACAACAGATTCATTAAGAAAATTAAGTGCAGAATATGCCGCAGGACATATGTCAATGCAAGATTATATGAATCAATCCAGTGCATTGAAGGAATCAATCAATACATTATGTACGGATTTAGCAGATTCTTATACAAAACTACATGAAACACAGACTCAGTCTATATTGCAGTCTAATTATTTGGAAACACAGTCGTTTGAACAGATGGGGACGAACATGAAGGCACAGTTGACTGATATTGCAGCACAGGCAGCACAATCAGGTATTCAAATTCCACTTGGTATTCAAGAAGGAATTACAAATGGAACTGCAAATGCAGTTGAAGCAGCCAACTATATGGCTACTCTAATGAATATGAATCAACTTGTTGACGAAGCTGGTATGATTGGTGGCTCAATTCCAACGAGTGTGGCGAATGGAATCCTGGCAAATTGTGGAAGCATTTCAGAAGCTACTAACGCAATGAATAATTTAATCACTTTAGCAAACGCAGTAAAATCCGCAGGAATGAGTGGAGAACAAATTCCTACAGATGTTGCAACAGCAGTTGCGAATGGACAAATGTCTGTAAGTGATGCAGTAACAAAGATGATGTCAGATACAGATCCTAAAATTAAAAAAGCCGGAGAACAGATGAAAAAAGAATCTCAGAATTCGGTTACTGGTATTGCAGATGTATTTGCGAATGATGGTACAACATCATCGGCCGTTGGAAAAATGGGCGGAAAGATGGAAAAATCACTACAACCTCACTTAGACGGCATGGTTACAAGTTCCGCCAAAGCGTATGCAGATATTAAGTCTAATATCGACAAAGCACAAAAATATGCGGACGATCACCCTATCACTACTACACAACAAACCATAAAAAAGACAAAAGTTGTTTATGGTGATAATGATAAAAAGTATAATCAACAATCTTTGTTCAATGCTGGTAGACCTGTAGTTGATACAGATGTTATGCCAATGGATGCGGATAAGATTGCTACTTATTCTGATATCAGTCCGTATGCTTCTGTTGCGAATGCTACAACAGCTATTATTGGTGGAACTACATCACGTAGTGTTGGAAGTGTAGGTAATATAAATTTGAGTGCAATCACAAACAGATTGGACCGAATGATTAATGCAATTGGAAATTGTGATTTAACAATTAATCTACAACCAATGCAATTGGACGGAAATGTTGTTACAGATACTGTACAAGAAATTGTGTCAATTCGAGATATGCTAAAAAATATAGGGAAAGGAGTAGCTTAGAATATGTATACATTACAATTCACACCTGAAAATCAACCGTATAATATTTACAAAAGTATTATGAATTTGTTGAAGATAACTAGTGCTCCAATTATTCCTTTTTCGGAAGAAATTGTAGAAACATCAGAAATGGGAGACGGTACAACATCGTACCGTCACACTGGTGTTCTTAAAGATAAAACAATTGAAGTTCCTTGTAATTTTGTAGTTAAAAACAAAAAAGAAGCAAATGAAAGGTTGTACGATATTAAAAAATATTTTGCAGGTGGAAAAGGATTGTTAAAATTTCCTGATGAAGATCCAGATCATTTTTGGAAAGTTAAAAACATTGAATATGATATTTCGGAAAGATGGCATGGATTTATGTTTTCTTTCACTATCAAATTTACCGTTGATGGATATAGATATATTGATAAATATTCTAGACCTATGCAGATTTCGGTATTTGACGTTACATCAATTATAAATCTTTACGAACCGTCATATCCTACGTATAAATTCTATAACACATCAGAAAAAACTGGCTGGATTTCTATTAGTTCACTTACTCATAAACGCAGTTTTAAAATATATCAACCGTTTGCTAAAAAATACAATTATTATCAACCGGGTAGCATTAATAATGCACTGTCTGTTAAATACATAGAAATAAATTCTGAAAATGCATATATGAAAACTGTTTATGAAAATGGATATTTCGAATATACGACATTAAAAACAGAAGGATCATTTGAAGATTTAAAAATTGAATATGGAACAAACGACATAGCTATCAATACAGAATTTGGCTTGATTCGTACTGAAATATTCAGAAACTTTAAGGAGATTTGATAATGATACATTTATTTTTGTCTAAAAAAAATACAACATATCAACAAATGATTGAGCGAAATGGAGATGTTGTTCTTAAAAACTGTAAAAGCGCAAAAGCAACTTTTGAAAGAAACTCAATCTGGTATGTGACAATTGAATTTCCAAAGAGTGAATTATTGGGAATGAAAATTTCAGAAGAATCTGTTTTTAAAGTTGATTTGAACTTTGAAAAAGGGCAACTATTTAGAATAGTTGATTTTAAAGAAAATGGAATTTCCAATACTTATGTATGTTATGCAGCGCATATATTCTTTGACTCTCAAAAAGAAATATTTGTATTTGATGATCGTACAGTGAATTCAACGTGGGATGGTGCTATTAAAACGGCCAATGATATTATCGAAAAATCAAAATCTAAATATCCATATCATGTTTATGGTGATAGGTGGTACGAAGATTACAAAAATATAAAGCCAGAAGATGGTAGAGAAGTACATATTCACAATGCCTATAGACCTGACTTGTGTGTAGATGTTACGCAATCAAGCGAAGATTCAGTGCCGTTACAAATGTATCAGACAAATAGAACTTCTGCTCAAACGTTTATTTTGAAAAAATATCCAAATGAAATTAATGGTATTTCTGATATATGGTCTTTTATGTCCGTCTGCTCATGTAGATGGGTATGTGCACAAGACTATGCAGATCATAATTTCTCTAAAATCGAAACATACTGGCTTAGAAATGATCCGTCAAATACAAATATGTATTGGGAGGATTATTGGGGATTGGTGTATTCGCAAAAATCCAATGGATATAAAATTGTCAGACCTACTGATAAAAACTACAATTGGTGGGCAGGTGATGGTGGCTTAGCACAAGGTAACACAGTACAATTATTTGCGCATGGAATTGATAATCTATCATCTAGCATTTGTTGGCAATTTGAGGATAGAGCATCAACACAAACAGCCTATTGGGTTCGCTATAATTTAATTCAATGTCTATTTGGCAGTGAAGATAATTCTATGATGAACAGATGGCCTGAATGTGAAGAACATAGATACGTTGCAATGTTTGATAACTATGATTGTTATTTTGGTAAACCTGATAGTTATAAACCAAAATTAAAACCAAAAGAATTTTATGTTGGGTATAAAGAAATTGTTGACTACACAAAAAAAGTATCTATGGAAAACGTAGTTACAGGAATCATTCCGAAGGCATACAACGGAAGAATTTTGCCAAATAACGAGATAGTTAAATCTAGTAAATGGGATGAGAATGAAATACACCGCATTAAAGTAAAAGAATATTCGGATGTTAAATTAATGGCTGATGATTCTTCAGCTACAAAAACATTTGGAATATTTAAAAACGAAGCTAATTTGCAAGCGTATTTAAGATATATAGCAGGAAAAGACTTAAAAAACGAACTGCAAGATGCGGATACAGAAACAACTATAAAGTTTGAAAAACTGTTTGGTTCAAACATTCCCAACGCAAACCAGTTGAAGCTAAATGATATCATTTATGCAGATACAAAAAATTCAGGGGAAAGAGAAAAATTCTATTTAAACAAAATGACATATGATTTAATCAAAGAAATGCCGGATGAACTTACTCTTATTTTAGAAACGGAGGTATAACATGGCAATTGTATATTCAAATGTAACTGTAAGCTTAACTAAGCAAACATCTGTACCTATAGTTGAAATGGTACAAGGTGATACAGGAAGAGGATTGGATGTATTCGTCAGTGACGATATTATTACGGACGAAGTGGCGTATACCGATGATAGCTTAACCGCTACGTTATGGGCTACTAAGCCTAGTGGATTAATGGTTAGTATGGATGCTACATCTGTATCTAGATTTCAAAATTCGAATGCTTATGAAATTAAATTTTCAGATTCAAAAATATTCCAACAAGTTATTGCGGAAGTTGGTGTTACTCAATGTCAAATCAATATTCTGATGAGTGGTGAATTCGTAACGTCTGTTCCTATTAAAATTAATGTGATTGAAAATATGTCCGGATCTTTTAGTTTAGAGTCTAAAGAAGAATTCAAAAATGCTATTGAATTGATGGCAAAACAAAGAGAATACATTAGAGTTTTAGAAGATTATGTTAGTCAATTTCAAGCACAGTTAAAATTGACTGTAAATGTGCGTTATGGAACAAGTGATCCTACTGTTTTATCAACGGACAAGCCAGGTGATATTTATATCAAATATAAGGAGTAGATTATGGGAGTTGTATGTGAATTAGATTACAACGAAACCGATTTCGATCTTGATGTCTTGCTAGACAATCCGTCAATTATCGAAGATGGTTCACAAATGCCAGCGGAAGATTCCGATATATCTGCATATTCTGATGTAGCTAATTTAGATTATGACCAATATTTGCGTATTACGTTTAATGTGTATAACGAACGATATGAAGGCTCTTATCCTAACTTAAGATACAAAGCAAATGTATGTTTTAGAATTACGGGTAAATTTGCTATTCAAGCGTCTAATATCGTTAAATTTGGTGGATTAACGTGGTCAGGATATATGAATTATGGCTACTGGACTACAGATACAGGGTGGATAAATATTCCTGGTGAAATAAATGAAGATATGGGATGCAATAGACAACGTAGTTTTTCTTGGAATTGTAGTATTAGTGGTTGGCCAAACTTGAGTGGAACAGCTAATGTGACAACACCTTTGATTTCAGCACCTGAGTTTGAAGCATCCGTATCTGATATTGATGTAGAATCTTTGACTATCAATGGAAAATTAATAAGCAATCCATACAATTTGTATTGTTTGAGAGTTTTCTCGCAAGATAAAAGAGTGTTCATTTCAAACAATTTAAACGGATCTGTAACTGTTAATGGATTAATACAAAAAACACAGTATGAATATCATGTTCAGGTGTGGAAAGCTGATTTAAGTGGAGCGTATGTTAATAAAAAAATATTAACTGTAACCACACTAGAGAATTATCCTGAAATAAGTATTGAAAGTGTTGATTTTGTAATAACGGAAGTTGATTCAGAGTATGACAACGTAACTCTTACTGTGCACACTACAGATGATTCTCATGTAAAATCTAGTACGTGGGGAGAAGGTGGAGCTTACAAAGGAGCTGAAGGAACAAGCATAACATACAATAATCTGCCTAAAAACTTAGAACTTGACTTTGAAGTAACGATAGAAGATACACTCGGCCGATCTAGTAAACCATTTAATTTTAAATTTAACACAACATTCACTTACATGGAAGCATGGGTGTTTGTTGACGGAGAATGGAAACGTGGATATTCTATGGCGATTGGAAGAATGAACAGGCCAAAATTAGATGATGAAATAAGCCTTTATTCTTCTGGTGTAGGCAGTAGAGATACTTATAGTCTTGTTAGATTAAGTGCATATGATGGTTTGGAATGGCATCAAGCAATACCTTATAAGGAGGAATCATGATAAAAGTATATCTAAATAGAAAAGTAAGCGAGACACAGATCACGATTGGCAATCAATATGAAAGTGGAGTAAATGCAATTGATTTTGACTTGTCTGAATTGAAACAAAAATGGCCAAACGGGAATATCTATTTATTAGTATCGCGAAAAAAGCATACGTGGCCATATAGCATTGATGATGGAGAATTTAAAATTGAATATGTTTTAACTTGGAAACGTGGATTCTATCAAATGAATGTTGTTGTTACAGATGAAAAGATAACTGATCAACTTGAAAGCTCGAACACTATATTTGTATCTGATACAATCAATGCTTATGTTAACGAAAATCAAATTAATGCAAAAGCACTTAATGAACAAGAATTGCCTAGAGAATTACAAATTGTCTATGATGATTTAATTACTTTAAAGAAGAATATTGAAAAAGATTTAGCTGATGGAAAATATATCGGCCCTCAAGGTCCAAAAGGCGAACCCGGTGATGTAACTGAGGAATATAGGAACTTGGCTAGCCAAATCGCACAGAACGCATCAGACGCTCAAGCCAGTGCTACAAATGCACAAGTTAGTGCGACAAATGCTCAAAAAGCTTTGGATGATACGAAAGACTTTGTAAATCAAACAAAAACAGAATTGAATCAAATCAAAACTGATACGAGAGCATTGAAAGATGAAGCTAATACAAGTGCCGTAAACGCTCAATCCAGTGCTACAAATGCACAAGTTAGTGCGACAAATGCTCAAAAAGCTTTGGATGATACGAAAGACTTTGCAAATCAAACAAAAACAGAATTGAGTCAAATCAAAACTGATACGAGTGAATTGAAAGATGAAGCTAATACAAGTGCCGTAAATGCGAAAGCTTCAGAAGATAAAGCAAAGGAATATGCTGACCATTTAAAAGAAAATACAGATGCAATTTCTCAGAACACAAAAGCTATTAACGAATTGAACGACAAAAAGATTACTAAATTCTATGCTAGTAATCAAGGAGAAACGCATGTAACAGATTCTGATAAAGGATTGATTCAAAATTTAAAGATTTATGGTCAATCTAAACAAGATGGAGAACCTAGTCCAAGTAATCCTGTAGAAATAAAGAATGTTGTAAATCCAAAAATGAGTGTGTGCGGTAGTAATATCTTGCAGAAAGATAAAAAATATATTAAGCAGACTAAATTCGGTGGTAATGTAACATTAAATGATGATGAATCTTTATCTTATGATGGGTCTATTTTAAATGCATATGCCACAGCCTATATTCAAGAACTAACTTTAAAAAAGGGAACGTATCAATTATTAGCAAATCAGTATAGCTCTTCAAATGATATTGGCGCTAAGCTAATAATTGAGAAAGCAAGTGGATATTTATATGCTTTAAATAATACACCATTCACTATCGATGTAGACGATACTAATTGTAGGCTTTTTATATCATCAGAAGACGAAGCCAATTATCCTTTAGCAGTAAGTGGAACAGTTAGATGTGCTTTGGTATATAGTGGCTCTACTACTGATATTCAGCCATACATCGGGAAATCCGTAAATCTACCTATCACACTAAATGCGATTCCTGTATCTAGTGGTGGGAATGTAACGATTAACGGACAACAATACATCAGTGATTATGTTGACGTTGAGCGTAGTAAATTGGTGAAGTGCGTTAGCAAGAAAACTTTAAATGGTACTGAATTATACGACCATCCGAAACATTGGAACGATAATGCATTTGTAATTAATGATTTCATAGATAATGGAATATTATACGAAGATTACAATGCTATTGCTGATATTATATCTGATAAACTAGTAAAAACCTCACCTTCAGCTATTGCTGATAGGGGGACTATAGGAATCGGTTTGGCTTTTAAAAAGGCATACATATGCCTAGGAGACGGATATAACACTGCTGAAAAAATAAAGGAATATTTTTCTTCTAATAACACAGAAGTGTATTATGTTCTTAACACTCCAACAGAAACCGACCTCACAATAGAGCAGGCACAGTCATTAAAAGAACTTGCAACCTATTATCCAATAACAAATATCAGTGTCAACTCAGAACAGCTTGAAGGATATACAGTATTTAACTATCCTATCTCTTTAGCTAATGGTTGGAATTACGTGAAAAAACAATTAAACGATAATCGTGATTATATTTATGACATGGATTTACAATCTGCCGAAGCTTATGTAAATTCAGAATATGCAGTAACATTAACAGAATTGGAGGTATAGAAGATGTTATTTAAAACTTTATTAAAATTAAAAGAAAGAAAAGGTTTGACTGATGATTTGAAAAATAAAATTGATGTATTCTTTGCATGTGGAAGAATCACAGAAGAACAATACAATGAATTAATGGATGTAGCAGTTAAAGATATTTATAGTCTAGAAATATGATAATTAAGTGAATTATTGCATTTAAATAGGATGAAAACTTGAAAGGAAAACGAATATGAGTGGTGAATATCTTAGTGTTATTATTTCTGCATGCATGCTTGTAATTGCATTTATTACGTATAATCGTGGCACACGCAAGATGGATGGAGAGCAAATATCCAATATGGCATTTTTGAAGAATGAATTAGAACATATTAAATCGGATTTAAGTGATATTAAAGATTCAATTTCAGAAATTAAAAAAGGAAGCAATTCAATGGAAGTGGAGCTTTCTCAAATAAAAGAACAAATAACTACTTTGTTTAAACGTGTAGAAGCGTTGGAGGATCGTAATAAAAATGGATATTAAAGATGCAAACAAGAAACTTCAGAATGTAGAAGAAAAAGTAGATAACATTTATGGTTTTTGTTCAAAATTAATTGATAGAAACTATAAAACAAGTAGAACGATTATTACGATTTTAATCCTAGTAATTATTGTTCTTTATTCTACTATTGTTTGTCGTGGTTATTGGAAAGATGATCATGTGAATAATTGTTCTTGCGAAGCTTTAAACCAACGAATTTAATTAAGGCGGTGGTTTATATTAACAAAGCTAACAGATTAAAAGAAATACGTCCTAATGATGCATTAATACTTATCAAATCTGTTGGATTAAGAAAGAAATATGAACAGGTTTTGATTATGAGGTACGTGTATGATATGTCATGCACGGAAATTGCAGATGCATTATGTGTGGAAGTACAAACCATAAGGAACAGAGTATGCAAAGCAAGAAAAATGTTCGATAAATATGTGAGCAATCTATAATGGTTGCTCATTTTATTTTGGGTATTTTATGAGTATTATTCGAGTATTAAATTATTTATTACGTAACCATATAATTAAAGCGTAAAGAGGTGGTTGAAATGTATAACAATTATAATCCAGCACAAGCACGAATTGACAGTTTGATGCAACAAAGACAAATGATAGATCAACAAATTCAGCAAGTACAACAGTATGCAAATATTCCACCTATCAATATTAATAATCAGATTACACCACAACAACAAGGTAATTTTGATTTTAATGGAAAATGGGTGAATGACGAGCAGGAAGCTAGAAACTTTGCGAATGCAAATTTACCAACGATTTTATTTGATAACAATAAATCTATTTTTTATATGAAATCTTTAGATGGAACATTTAAAAAATTTAAATTTGAAGAAATCACGGAAGATAATTCTAACAGTATCGAAAATCGTGTGGACGGAATTGAAAAGAAATTAGATGAGTTGATAGGTGCATTAAGTAAACCACCAAGACAAGCTAATGAACAACCTAAGAAAGGAGCACAGACAAAATGAATCCTTTAAAAAGTATTATGGGAAATATGAATCCAATTAACATGATGAATATTGGAAATCCCCAGCAAATGTTAATGAATATGTTGTCACAGAAAAATCCACAAGCGTTTCAACAATTTCAAATGCTTATGAACAGTGGTCAAAATCCACAAATGATTTTAAATCAGATGATGGGTAATTTAAATCCCCAACAAAAGCAACAACTGGAACAAATGGCAAAACAGTTTGGAATTAGGTAACAACGGATAAACCGTTATTATAGAAAGAAAGGAGAACATATATGATGGAAAATGGAATGGGAATTCAACCAACTTACAACTTAGCTGAAAGAGATGACGGCTTTGGAAACGGCGGAGGTTGGTGGATTTGGATCTTGCTAATCTTCATATTATTTGGATATGGAGGATATGGCAATGGAAACCTAACAAATGATTCTTTATTAAATGAAGAATTCATTAAACGAGACATTTTTAACACAAACACAAATGTATCTCAAACAGGTTGTCAAACTCAACGTGATGTATTAGAAAGTCGCTATACTAATCAGTTAGGACTTCAAAACTTGCAAGCTCAGCAACAAGAATGTTGCTGCAACACTCAACGAGCAATTGACAATGTAAATGCTCAAAGTTTCAAAAACACTTGTGACATTACAACGGCAATTCATTCAGAAGGGGAAGCAACACGTGCGTTGATCAATGCTAACACAATGCAAGAATTACGTGATCGTTTAGCTGATCGTGACCGTGAATTATTGACGGCTAATTTCCAATTAAGTCAACAGGCACAATCTGCAAATATCATTAATACTTTGCAACCAACACCAAAACCAGCTTACATTACATGTTCACCATATTACGCTTATAACAACGGATGTGGATGTAATGGCTACAACAACTTATAATCTAGCACATATGTGATTAGGCAATTGCCTTTGGATTTAACGGGATAGTCAAAAGGCTATCCCTATTTTAATAGGAGGATAAAAGAAATGATTAATAGTATTGCTACGGCTGTTCAGACAGTCAATAATTCAAATAATGTATTGTTTCCTACAGATCGTGTAAGAAGCAAATCATGCCAGTGTCCATGTAAAGGATGGTTGGCACACGATCTAGGAAGTGGATTGTTTACATTAACAAAACAAGGTATCTATGAAGTAACTTATACTGCGGATATTACGAGTGCAGCGGCAGGACAAGCTTCTCTAGTGCTTGAACTAAATGGAGAAGTAATTGGTGGAACACAATCTATTTATACTGTTGCAACTGCAAGTGCGTATGGAAATGTGGGTGGAGACACTTTAATCCAAGTACCATGTGGCGCATCTTATACAATTGCATTAGCAAATAACAGTGGTTTGGATTTATCTGTTCAAAATGCAAACATCATTATTAAGAAGATTGCGTAGGTGAAAAAATATGCACAAAGCAATGGAAGTTAATGAGAAGATAATGCATGAGTCAGCAAATATGTTAGAGAAACATGGTTATTCAGAATCTTATTTTCATGCATTGTCTCAAGCTTTGGATAATATTAAAGACATTGAAACGATAGAAGCAATGAGAAATAAATATCAAATTGAGATAGGAAAAGATGGAGTTTCAACTGTTGCAAGATTAAAAGAAGATAATGATGGATATAATATTCATGATCCAGAAACAGAAGATATTGTTTATAAGCTTGCAGAACATTTGAAAAAATATAAAGCATTTAAAGAAGAATATGAGCGTACAAAAGGTGATATGGATTTAGAAAAGTCTCATCGTGAATTAGATAAGACTATGAAATGTATGCAACAAATCGTAACTATGATTCATGAATGCGTTGATTCAGATGAAGAAAAAACAATGATTAAGACACATATACGAGACATGTTTAATATGTATCAATAAGGCCGTAAAATACGGTCTTTTATTTTGTACAGTGTACAAACGATTTAAATACTATTATTAGTATAGGAGGTATTTGTAAATGAAAAAATATAGTAAAGAATGGTGGCTCCAATATAGCTATTACGCAAGTATTAGAGCATTAAAGACGATTGCTCAAACTGCTGTCGGAGTTATTGGAGCATCTGCATTGTTGGAAGCTGTTGATTGGCGAGTTGTAATTTCGTCAGCGGTTTTGTCAGGCGTTGTTTCTTTATTAACAAGCGTTGGCGGTTTACCTGAAATTAGTGTACCAGAGGAGGAATAATAATGAGTGATAAAGAAAAAGAAGTAAAATTTGAAGATTTACCAGAAGAAGCTCAAACAGAATTGAGTAATGGTAAAGAAGAAGGTGAAGAAGAGTGTCATACTCAAGCTTAACGAATAAATACATTCCTGCAAGTGCCGACAACTATATGCGTGGTAGAGGTGGCTACAAAGTATGTAAGATCACACCACATCATATGGCTTGTACATGGTCTGCGGAGACTTGCGCTAGATCATTTCAGGTAGCTGGAAGGGAAGCTAGTGCTAACTACTGTATTGGCTCAGATGGTACGATTGTTGCGAATGTTGACGAAGAAAACCGTGCATGGACTTCATCAAATTACTACAACGATTGCCAAGCGATTACAATTGAAATTGCGAACGATAATACAGATACGTGGACAATCTCATCAAAAGCATGGAATGCATTAGTAAATCTATGCGTGGACGTATGCAAACGATACGGATTTAGATTGAATTACACTGGTAATGCAAATGGTAGCTTGACAGAACATAGAATGTTCTCTGCAACCGCTTGTCCAGGACCTTATTTGCATTCGAAAATGAATCAATTAGCGCAAGAAGTAAATGCTAGATTAGATGGTCAAACTGTAGCTCCAACACAACCAAGTGCTCCAAGTGGTGAAAAATATTCAACAGGATTACCAATTTGCACGAATACATTGAGCGTAAACTGCTATGGAACATCTAGTGTATACACTGGTGATTGGAGTGGGACAATCGGTAGAGTTATCAAAGGTGCTAAGTATCCGTATCGTGTTGATCGCAATGGTGTAGCGATTGGTTGGACAAATGATGCTGGCATTGACACAGATCCTCATGTTCCAGGCGGTGGTACTCAATCAACACCGACTGTATTAAACGGTATTCCTTCTGATTTTATTAGAGAAAGTGCTACATTCTATCCTAATACAACTTTGAAAATTAGAAAAGCGCCTACAGAAAATGGTGTGGATACCGGTTTGATCTATGTTTCAGGTATGTCTGTACATTATGATGGGTATGTAAGACGTGAAGGATTCGTTTGGATTAGTTGGATTAGTGCTTCAACAGGTGAACGTCGTTGGATGAAAGCTGGCGCGTTAAATTCGAAAGGATACAATACCAATCCATACGGAAGATTTGTTTAAGGATGAAATTTATAAAAAATAAAAAATAAAATTTATAAAAAAGATTGACATAATATAGTTTATACTGTATTATCTTTCTTGCGTGAAGCAGTGAGGTACATTTTGGGGTACAGAACAACAAAGTGTTATCAAAATACGCAGATAATGATGTAAATAACATCAAATATCAATAGATATGAGGTATTTATATAATCCCCTCATCTGCTCCATTTAAAATTAAATATTGGTCCAGTGGTGTAGTGGTTAACATGCCTCCCTGTCACGGAGGAGATCGTGGGTTCGAGTCCCATCTGGACCGCCATTTAGAAATTTAAGTCATCTTAGGATGACTTTTTTCTTTGTGTTGACTATTAATTAATTTCTTTGTTTAATAAACTT